TTGACCTACTCTTTTTGCAAAATCAGATATAACAGTTTCATTATCAGAAAATTCTTTATTTAATAATCTAATTTGTGATGTTAAACTTCCAAATAATTCTTGTGATACAATTTTTCTAAATTGAAAGTATTTATCTTGTACCATTGACACTTGCCCAGTCAATGTATTAGCTAATTCACCTGTAGCTTGACCAAATTGTCCGCCTTTACCAAATACTTCAAAAAATCTTTTTCTAGTTTCTTCAATTGATACTTTAGCACCAGCTTCAAAACCTAGCATTGCTCTAACGCCTCTTTCCCTAAAGACATCAGCAGCTGCTATACCACCAGCAAATGCTCTTTGAATTTGAGTAGCAGTTTGTCTAAAATCTAAACCTGTAGCTGCAGCAACATTACCTGTAATTTCTAATATTTTAGATAATTCATTTGCATCTTTTGCAATAACAGCTAAATTACCTGATCCTGCAGCAATTTCTTCTAATGAAAATGGAACTTTAGCTGCAAATGAAGCTAAATTATCAAATGCTTTTGAACCCTCTTCAGCAGATCTAAATAATAATTTAAATCTAATTTGTAAACTTTCTATTTGATTTCCTGCTTGAAATGTATCTCTTATAAATTTACTAACTCCAAAAGTTACAGCAGCTAATCCAGCAGCAACACCTACTTTTAAAGTTTTACCTAATGAAGCAAAAGTTGATCTTGATCTAGCAGCAGCTGCCTCTAATTGTTGAATTCTTTTTGAAGCAATAAATGCATTATTACCTAATTTATTTAAATCAGATTGTAATTTATTTACTTGGCTTTGTCCCTTAACATTAGTAATAATATCTAATTTTACAGCCATTTTTCCTTATCCGTTAGTTATTTCCACATTAACTTCATCAAAGTATTTTCTAAAAGCAGCCTCTATAAATTTAGTAGGCGCTTGTTGTGAATGTCCATTGTTAAGGAATTCTATATAGGTTGTACCATTTGTAACAATAATTTTATTTGGTTTATCTTTTGGTACCAAAATATTTATATTAGATGTAACAGCAGGATCTTTTTGATTATAATATGTTTCAGTGTATCCAATATACCAGCTATTTCTAGCTTGACCAGTATCAACTGGAGTTGTTAATTTTACATCAGCAAAAGCTTTTAAGGCTCTTGATCTAAATTCTTGTTCAATTGCTTTATTAACATCTTTTTCAAGATCATTAACAGCAGTTTTTAGGCCAATAGTAGTTATTGCCATTATATTAATTTACCTTTATTTATACCCTTTTTAATAATATATCTTTGTGTACCATTGGCACCAATATTTACTTCTTTTTTAAGGTTTTTAAATAATTCTTTTTCTTTTAAATTCTTTTCAGACTTCTTTTTAAAAGATTCTAAAATTTTTATATCTCTCATATTAAATACCCTCATCTAAAAATCTAGTAGTTTTTTTCTTTTTATTTTTCTTTTTAGGTTTTTGAAAACAATTTTCAACCCATTCTACCCATGAATCTATGTAACTAAAAAATTTATAAAATATTTTATCAATCATAATTACCTTTCAAGTGGGCAGTTTACACCGCCCGACTATCATTTTTCAAATTTTTTATTTTCCATAAAAGATATATTATTTCTTTTAGCTATATTTTTTAATTCTCTAAAACCATGTTCTAATTTTAAATCTTTATCGGTTTTATTTTCCATTAATTTTAACGAAGGAAATAAATCCTTTACTTTAATTGGTTTAGTACCTTGATAAGTAGTTTGGGCTAATATAGCAGCTCTATGATCATCTCTCCAACCATATGGTCTTGTATTAAAATACTTTATCCAACCTATATATTCTTTAGTTGACATATTATATATAGTATCTAATGTAACACCTAATTGATGAGCTAATTCATATTCTGCTAATTCTTCTTCCCCAATTCACCACCTTTATCATCTGATGCAGCTAATCCATTATATACAAGAATTTCTTGTGATAATTTAGTTAATGATTGAATAGGAAATTTTTCAAAATCTTCTTCTTTCATTTCTTCAGCGCCTACAACAGTTGATTTAAATATAGCACTTAATGTTCTTATACCAGTGACATCATCGGTTTTATTTTGATCTAAAACTTTTTGTAAATCTTTTATACCTTTAACTGTTAACTGTTTAATTTCCACTTCTTGATTAAGAAATGGTATTTTCTTCGTTATTTCCACTATTTTTATGTGCTTCATTTTCTACCTCATTTGGTTTTTGATATAAATGTTTATTATGCGATTCAAAGTCTTCCATCATTTTTCTAATTTTATGTAAAACATCTAATGTTTCAAAGACTTCTTGTTTATTATCTACATCTTTCAATCTATCATAAGTTTTTCTTATAGATGTATCTATAGATTTTTTTATATGTAAAGAAGTTATTCTTAATACATAATATTTATTAAATGGTTTATTATTATTATCCATGTTTTATCCTTATACTATTATTTAGCTGGGCAATTAAGCCCAGCCAAAAAAATTTTATTATGCGTCAGCAAATGGACCAACATAGTCAGTTTCAGTACTTAATGTCAAAGTTGCCTGATTTGAATCAGTCAAATTTGGAGCTACTTCAAAAGACGCTACTTGTCCCTTTACATAAAATGCAGCATTATCACCAGTAGATGAATTTTTAACATCTAGTTGAAATACATATGTGTTTCCATCTTGAACTAAACCTTGAATAGTATCATGTACAGAAGGTACATAATTCAAAGTAAATTCCAATGTTGGAGCATCAGATTGTCCTTGGATCTGTGAACTTACAGATTGTCCAAAATTTGGTACGTTAACAATGTTAGCGGGTTTACCAAATGAAGGAAATTCTCTGATATTAGTAACTTCAGTTGCACCATCAAAATCACCTGTACTAGGAGTTATAAACGCCTGGTGTGTTGTGTCATTTGTTGGTAGAGTGTAGCTACTATCAGCTTTGTATTTAAGTGTAGTGAAAATACCAGCACCTATATTTGAAATTAGAGCCATTTTATTTATTCCTTTATATTATTTTTGGTTAAATTGATCTGAAATTGACAGTATAATCCACATTATATAAACCTGAATCTTTTTTGTCAATTCCAATATTTGTTATAAAGCTATTAGTTGTTTGTAGATATCCAGAGATTACTTCTTTATCAAATAATGTTTTTAATATATCAACAATTTCATATGCACGTTTCATACCTGCTCCAGCTGGAACAAATATATTACATACAATTTGACCGTTTGCTAATACATTTTTATAAGCTAAATCAGATGAAAAGGGTAAAACATTAATTCTTATCCATTCATCAGCATTTATTTCTCCTTGATAATTTGAAGGAAATGCTTTTATATTATTTGATGTCCAAGCATTGGAAGCAAATACACCTTCAACAGCTGTTAATATTTGTGATATTGTAGCCATTATGATTCCCTTCCAACAGTTAAATTAATAATGTAATTATTGTCTTCAAATTTTAATATTTTCCAAGTTTTATTTCTAAATACAATATTATCGTAATTATCAATGTTTTTAGAATCTATATTTTTTGAATCAATTAATAAATTACATTCTAATCTAGGTGTATCATCATTAGTTCTATATTGACTTTCAACTACTGCTTTAACAGTAATAGATGTATCAACAGAAGAACTAACAGTTTGTGTAGAAAAATTATAATCAGTTACAGTTTTATTTGTAAATGTTATGTTTTCTCCTATATCACCTATTAAATCGAATGCAAGGTTTACATTATTTTGAATTAGTTTTTGGTAACTCATTAAGCACCTCCACTAACTTTAACTCCTCTATTAGTTGCAGAACTATTAGGATTATCGTATTTAACAATTATATTTTGAATATGGTCAGGTAATTGTTTAAAATTACTTATTCCAGATCCTAAATCAAAAGTCATAGATATAGAGCCAACAGTTAAATCTTTTAATCTGGGAGAACCAGTTGATTGATCTTCTATTGTGCTCATATTTTTAATCAAATGTAATGCAAGTTCATAGGTAGCTTTTTTGATATCTTCAGGAATAGTTCCCATAAACTCAGTAGTATCATCTCTATCATCTTCTAAAGTTTCATACCCACCGGATTTAGTATCCCAATAAGTAATATCTCTAGGCCATGATAAAGGATATGAGGCAGTAGGTAAAGCCGTACCACCCCAATCCAAGTCATCGAGAATTCCTGTGGCTGTTACTAAAGCTCGTTCAACAGTTTCATCTGATGCACTATCCCAAGCAGACTGATTAAGTCTATTATAGAAATATTCTTCTGCTTCTGTTATAGTAACAAATGAATTGATCCCTTTTTGTAAAGCCATTTATTTTCTCCGTATCTAATAGTTATAATAATTAACCGTGATAAATTGGGAATAAACCAATTTGGTTAACGTTTGTAGCATGAACTGTCCAGTTTGTACCTAGAGCAAGGTCAGTATTTGAAGGATATGCAGTTGCAGATCCAGCCCATGAGAATCC